AAAACAGTTGTTTTTCGAAGATCAATTACAATTTATTGAATGCTTAGTAACAAATAGTATCTATGAAAAGTCAGGTATAATCTGGAACTGGTTTGACATATATAAGTTACTTTATGATGTAACATACAAGAATACTGAAAAGACACAACGTAAAGTTGTATATTCTACAGGCGGAAACTTACGTCCTATTGGTGATAGTTCATACAATATTTGGAACGGATTGCAGATCATTGACTTGGATATAAAAGACAGTGAACTTGCAGGAAATCTTAAGAGGATATTGTTTGAAGAACTAAACAAATATAATTGGTTCTTAGGTGTATGTAAGTCTGCATCAGGAAAGGGTTTGCACGTTTGGACAAAGATTACACCTATTGCAATTGAATCTTCAAATAGGAAAATTGAATATATTTGTAATTTCCGTCATAAATATTCATATGTTTACATTGTATTGACAAAGTATGCGAAAGAATTTGGATATACAAAAGACAAAATCATTGAATATCTTGACATGGCGATGTCAAAGCCTCAACAGGGTATTTTCATATCATCTGACAATTCATCATACTTAAATACAAATTTCAAAGATTTACGTCTTGATGTAAATTTTGAATCAGCATTTGTGTCAGGTGTTGAAAGCATAAATTGGATATCTCATCCCGATTTGAAGGAAATTTTCCACAAACTTGAATGGTTCAATACAGATGGAGAATCTCAGAATAACATTGAAGTTTCAAGCATATCAGGAATAAATGAAAGAGATGTTTCAAAAAGAAAGGGAGCACAACACTACAAACACGCTCAACGTTGGCAGTTAGCTAATACATTGACATCAATATATGGATATGACAAAGCTCTCGAAATAATGATTGAAATATGTCAAGGTACATCAAGAAGAGAGTTAGCAGGTGACGTGAAGACTGCTTCAATACACAATAAGCCAATATCTGTATGGGCTGTTAAAGAGCTTAATTCTCAACATGGTTTCAATTTAAAAGTAAAAGCTGAAGAACTCTATAAGACAAACATAGAGAAAATTGAAAATGAAATAAAGAACAATAGTGATGTAATTGATCCCATAAAAGTAATATCTGACAATACTCAAAAGGTTGAACTTCATATCAAGTCAAATCAATATTTGTCAGACATAAAAGATGAGATAATTGAAAATTTGTCACATATAACTTTGCTTGAAGCTGGTGCAGGATATGGAAAGACTGAGATGATAAAAGCCTTGAAATCTAAGACAATTCTTATTCTTCCATTTACATCAACAATTAAAGCAAAAGTTGAGAAGTCTGAAGTTACAAAGGATTGGTTATATTATTACGGTAACAAAAGACCAACATTAGATGAAATTCTTGGAAACAAAAGTCTGTCTATGACAATTGACAAATTCTCTAAGTTGAATGTGATGGAACTTGATCAAGCAGGATTTGAGTATATTGTAATTGACGAGTCACATCTTTTGTTCACAAGTTCATATCGAGATGTTATGTCACCAACTATACAAAGATTAGCAAACTGTAAAGCTAAGATAATAATGATGACAGGAACACCAACTGGAGAATTATTGTTCTTTCCTGGCATAAAGCATATCAAAGTCATCAAGGAAGATTTCAGACAAAAAGAGTTTGAAGTTCACATGTTTCCCACAAAAGATGAGAAATTTGTTGAGATGTGTAAGATGATGGCAAAGGACATCATTGACGGTAAGAAAATACTTTATCCAACAAATAAGGGAAATTTGTATTATGAGCAAGTTACAGGATATATACAAACTTGGTTAGATATCTGGAAATATAAAGACAAACTAAAGTCATTCTATTATAAGAAGTCAAACTTTGGTGATGAGGCAATGGACAGTATCAACTTTGACAAAACAGTAGGAAATAATGATATCATATTTTGTACAACTTATTTGTCTGTAGGCGTTGATATTTGTGACAGATATACGTTTAGTGTATATTTCAATGAGCTTTGGATTCCACAAGACATTGAACAGTTCGCAAACAGGTTGAGAAACAATAATCTGTTCATTAAAATGTTATTAGAAAAGGAAGATTCAACAGGATTTCCAATAAACTACTATCATACTCAACCTTTAGATTTGTCATTTAGTCAAGAAGACTTGCTCATGGCAAGAGATTTGATAAAGACTTGTAATGATTTGCTTGAACGTAACCAAGAAGAATCTAAGTACAATCCTTTGATTAGTTCATTATTGTCTGCAAACAGATATCTCAAATATGATGAAAATGATTGTAAATATTACATCGATGAGACAACATATAAGTTGAGAGTATTTGAAGAACGTTATTCTGAATATTCAAAGCAGCTTGAAGTACTTATTGAGGGAATGAAATATTACGGATATGTCATAAATAAAGTCAATCATGATGATCGTATTCCTGAAGAAAACAAGGAGATATTAGAAGAGTATATAAAGTCATGCAGACATATAAGATATGACTACATAACTAAACAAACATTCATATTTCTTGATCATTTGAATGATGGAAACATTGACATATATAAAGAACTTCTTCAAGGTTCTTATGAAGTATTCAGGAATGATGAATATAAAGAAGTTCGAGAAGAGAACAATCTGTATGTAGAAGATATCGAAATATTGGAACGTAACTTACCTATCGTCATTGGTTTATATAAGTTTTATGATTGTCCAACAATTAGAGATATTTTCGAATATTGTGTTGACAAAAAGAATAATAAACTGAACTATGCAAAGCTTGGAAGAATCAGGAAATTTGTGAATATTGAATATAACAGAAAGAGAGCAAGACTTGATTTTCCAGTATTGAAATTCATAAAAGATGCACAGAAATGGGCAGCAGAAAATCCTTCAATATCAACACAGGAAGTTACAGATTTCTTAGCTGGATATTCAGCAAAATATGCAAATTCAATTAAAGATATTGTAGTAGATGATGTAAATTTCTTAGAGAAGATATATGAATTGATATGTGAACTTTGGAAAGTGATTGTCGTTCAAGGAAGGCCAAAGAATGGAATTGTTGCGATTGCTCCGTTTGAATTGATATGGGAACGTAAAGAAAACTATCAAAACGTATACGGAAATATCAACACAAAAGAATTCTTCTTACAGGAACTTATTGATGATATGAAAAAAGAGAATACCGAAGAAGTTGAAGAAGAATTGCCAGAATTAGAGTTGACCGAAAAGAAACAACTCGAAGATGTAAGAGAAGAACTTCCAAAAGTCATTCACAAAGAATATTCATATAAAGTATATTCAGAGTTAGATGATTCAAATAATCGTTTCTTAAGAAAGCAGGAAAACAACAATGCTCTTAAGGATAATATTTTCAACAATACTAATACTGAAGATACTGAAAAGGAAGAAACAAAACAAGTAGAAAAAACACTTTGGGACACGTTAGAAGATGATGAAGTTCCATTCTAAATAAAACGAACCGGCAATGAATGTATTGCCGGTTCAAAATATGTAATATATCTTATTTCTTGAGTAACTTTTTAATTAAGTTCAGTTCATCAGGAGTAAGTGAACAATTTTCAAATATTTTCTTGTATAGAGAGTCATACAATTTCTCTTCCTTGATCTTTTGTTCCTTCTTTCGTTGACGCTCTTCCGTAAGAGTATGTCCGCTGATTCCCTTGTATGCCTCATCTTCAAATTCTCTCTTCCAAGCAGTGAATGTAGTCTTACCCTTCTTAATTGCTTCTTTGAGAGCAGCAACCCTTGCAGAGGATAATCCATAAGCAGATCCATACCACTTACAATATAAAACTGACATTTTGTCAGACAATTCATTGAACATATTTGTATCTGCCCCATAAGACATATTTTGATAACGAGGAATATATCCGTACTGATCAACTTTAACTTCTTTTGCCATAGTGTATTCTTACTTATTTATGATGAATTCTTCAATATTGATAGTTATGATATTCTCATTTCTTGAGTAAGTATATTTAGAGATTGTAAGCTTCTTGTTCTTGATTCTCTTCTGCTTTCCATTGACTACAGGAAGATAGTAATTAAATCCATTGTACCAATTCTCCTTGACCTCATTGAAGTGGTAGGTTACATTGCCAACATTAATATCGCCATCTTCATTAGGATTATATTCTGGTGTGAATTCAATTGTTTCACTATTCTGAAGCTTTTTCTCAAGATTATCAGTAATTTCAGCATTGATTTTTTCCTTCTTAAGATCTTCAGGACTTACGAGATATTGATGGGCAACCTTTTGGCCGCTAAATTCTGAGATCCAACAACGAATTTCATATCCGTTAGCTTCAAGAATTTTGCCTACATATTCCTTGTGTTCTCCATCGATTTGATCCCAATACCATGAGAGATAGTTCAAATCTGAGTTATCAATCTTCTCATATTTATACTTACCAAAACGGAATGTGTCGACGTTATCCCAAACCTCCTTTTCGGTATTCCATGACTGTGTCTTACCACGAAGATTCTCATCAAGTGTGGCATTAGGATATTTAGCAAGTGCGGTTTCCTTATCGAACGAAATGTTCTTGATATAATTATAGTGTGTTACCACATAATTACAACCATTACCAAGAGGTCTTGTCTCTTCTGAAATTTGCCAAAGTGTGTAGAACTTGTTTGCGAAACCGATTGCTGTGATTGTCATAACTATTTAATGTTTGATTTACATATATAATATAGAATCAAATACAAAAAATTCAAATAATATATAATTTTTGTCAAATAAAAAATCCACCTACTTTCACAAGCAAGCGGATTTAAAAGGTAATGTTTTCGTCCAGGTCTCATCAGTGTATAATTTTATAGTCTCCCTGGCTGACTTTATTGTTGTTTTAATTACAATTATAATATAGAATCAATTACAAAAAATTCAAATACAATATAAATAAAAATCCACCTACTTTCACAAGCAAGTGGATTTAGAGGAATATATTTTCGTCCAGGTCTCATCAGTGAATAATTTTTAAGTCTCCCTGGCTGACTTTGTAATTTATCAATTTAATCAGTATATATTTTGTTTTTACATTTAGGACACACAATGTAATGTAATGTTTCTTTATTAATTTTCTTACCGTCTAATGAATATGTGTGTTCTTCTGATTGAACATCTTCATTATCATACTCAAGACGTACATTACATTCATTACATAATGTTATCCAAGGAATTATCTTAATCATAATTGTATAAATTATCGTGAATAATTCTCATTCTTTGGCTGATCTACTTTCTCATCAGTACCATAGACGTTACGATACTTCTGGAAGTCTTCATACTTTACTTTTACGATAAGTCTCTTACCCATACGGTTACGAAGACCAAGATCTGTACGAAGTACCAATCCTTCTGCCATCTTAGCGTCTGGATTTTCAGCTACCTTAGAACGGAATCCCTTTCGAACAAAATCGATAGCCTCATCAAGAGTGAAATTGCTGATGAATGGAACGATAGGTGCACCGAGCTTAGTTGCAATCTCATCACGAGCAGAAGTCAAAAGATAGATATCATTGACCTTCACATCGAATACAATGAACTCATTTCCACCCTTGATGTACCAACCTCCTGACTGAATACCATCACCATATCCCTCACCGTAGATAGTGTAGATATTAGGAATCTGCTCATAAGTAAGCCAATTGTGCTCTGACTCCCACTCCTCTACAGGAATGAACTCCTTAAGACCAAGAGATGCCAATACCTTCTCATTAGGGTACTTCTCTTGCATATGCTTAAGCAAGTTCTTTGGAATCTGAGCATTGTCAGTCTTACCTGCAATAC